TAAAAAATTATCCATGTATATTCACCTCCCTTCTTAGCGTCGGGAGGATAATTTTTTGATACATGAACTCCACTCTATAAATTGTAGATTACATCTTCTTGCTAAAAATATTATAACATATAATTCTTACATATTTTACCTATATTTTATCTTCTTCTACTTCTTCTAGCTTCTTTAGCAATCTTTTTTTCTTCTTTTATTTCTTCTTCTACTTTAATATCTATAGAAGCAGCAACAAATGCCCTCTCGAAGTCTGGTAAATCTGTATATTCATGTGGTTTCCATTTGAATTTATGAAGGCAATAATGAGCTACACTAGCATCATAATCGCCTCCTTCAATTAGTTTTTTGCTTCTTCTACTTTATCTTCAAAAGTCCTATCAAAACCATTCACTTCTCCTACCTCACTTGAAAGGTCTGTGTATTCACCAGGAGTTAACATTGTTGTTAATAGTTCCTCTGCTCCCATTACACCATAGCTATTTTGAAGTTCTGCATCATGTAAATCTGGAAATACTACAGTTTCTACACACAGTTTCAAAGTATAAGTATTAAAATCTGTTTCACTAGTGTATTGCCCTGTTGCTTTCCCTTTTTTATTTAGTACAGGTACTCTTATAGTTGAATCTTTTCTTAATTGTCTATCTCTATCTGAATCTATTGCTTTAAGTTCCCATTCGATTGCTTTTCCATCTTCTCCTATAAACCTTTCACTTGCCACATACTTTCTATTCTCTACTTTTATTGCATTTTGACTTAAAAAAGCGTTTAAATCTCCCATATTCTTATTCTACCTCCATCACCAAATATTTTGTTTGTTTTTCTATTGTTGCAACACCAGCTTCATTTATTTCAAATTTTATGATTATTGGCTTTAATGACGAACCATCAATTGTATCTGTTGCTAACTTATCTGAAATATCTATAAGATATTTTCCTGCCTTTTTATACATCTCGCTGACACGTTCTTCCAAAGGTCTTTTATTGCTATAATCAAAAGAAATTGAATCTTTTATCTCATATTTATCCTTAATTTTAATCATCTCCTATTCTTATAAATAAAAAATACACATACATAAATCATAAATGTGTATTTTACTCCATACCATTTGCTATATTAAATTTCTCAACTAATTTCCAATTCTCAAAAGTAAAATCCATATCTTCATCTAAATACTCCCCATCAGCATCAAATTTAGCAATTATGCCTGAGTCCATATTGCAATCTTCCAGTATTATAGTTTGACGACCCACTGAACTTGTTGGGTCTTCATTGGTAATTTGTATATCGAAGTAAATATCCTCACCAGTTTCTTTATACTCATACAACAATTCTCTAAATATAGAGGTATTATAATAAAATGTTGCATTTCCTGAATATTTACTTCCTGTTGATTTATTTCCTTTTGTAGTACTACCTAATATAGGTATCTCACTCTTATTCTTTTCCATTTTAGCTTCTAAGTTAATAGCTTGCATAAAATTATATCTTTTACCTTTTATAGTTACAAAACACTCTGCCTTAGATGCACTTATTGTATCTCTTGCTTTTATTTGTTGTGCCATTATTATTCTCCTTTCTTATTGTTAACTAACTGAAACAGTCATATAAAGCTTACTCATAGCACTAATAACTTTTACAGCATCACTTACTACAACAGTCTTCTTGTCGCTTCCAGGTTCTACAGAAACATCATCAGCTTTGAAATCTTCTATTGCTCTCATATTTTGCAGTTGTTCATGATGCTTAACTACATCATTCCAAAACGAGATACGACCAGATTTATCATTTGGTACTTCACCCAAGTACTTTGTATTAAATAAAGTCGCTATATCATTAGCAATCTGGTCAAGTACTCTAACACTTTGATTACTTGAAAAGTCGTCATTCTTTTCATCTGTAAAACTAACAAAAGTATTTATATCCTCTAATACATGAACTTCATCTCCAACCTTATGAAATATAAACTTACCAGTTTTTAAAGCTTCTTCTAAATGTATTTGAGTGTAATTAACATCTACATCAAATTCACCATCATATCGCTTGTTAGTATTAGATTTATTTATATCGCATCCTGCTATAGCTCCAGTAGTCCAGTAAATTAAGCTAGATTCTAATAATCCAGTATCTTTAATCTTATTTTCAACAGATACTACACCTTCATAATCTGCATCATTCTTTTTATATAATACAGTTTGAAACTTAGCCCCAACTTTGTCTCTCATTCTCTTAGTAAACTCTACAAACAAACTTTTAATCTCTGCTGTTGTAGCCAAACATCCTAGTGCATTAAATGAGTAACTTTCTATCTTATCAAGAAAAGCTTGATACTCTGTTCCTGTCACAGCTTCACCATTAGTTCCATTAGTAAAAGTTAATCCTGCTGTAGCCTCTAATGTTGCTTCCTTCTTCCAAGTGACATAATCATTATCTTGCAGTTCTGTAATAACTTTAGCTATTTGAGTATCAACTTTCTTATTATCTAAAAGTGTTACAACATCAAATTTAGCATTATCATCTATATTTGTTGTTACTATAACTTTTAAGTCATTACCTCTTATACCACTGCATCTAGCTGTAGCAATACTACAACTAGCTTTAACACCTTTATTTAATTTATAGAAATATCCTAGCCTTATATTTTTAAATAAATCTCTCAAACCTTTCAACTTCTCATGTGTATAATCATATCCAAAATACTTAGTTGAATACTTCTCAAAATCATCACTAGTCACTTGAAATACTTCTTCATCAATTCCCCAATCAAGTTCTAAAGGCATTGCAACAATACCTCTATCGCTAAGTGAACTGGTTGCCCTTGTGGCACTTACAAAGTTTATATAGCTACCTGGTAATACTTTATTCTGTGTTACAAATGTTCCTCCACCTAAAGCCATCTAACTCACTCCTTTCATGAATTTATTTATTCTATCCTCTACTTCTGAGAAGGAATATAACTCATTTTCTTTTAAAATTGCATTTAATAAGTCTTTTCTATTTACATACTTCTTAGAATTAACTATCTGCTCCTTAGTAAACTTGTAATCGGTTCCTTTGCTTAATGTCTTACTCAAAATTATCACCTCTCTTCAAACCACCGAATAACTCTACTGTATTCATTTTATCTGCATTATTACTCTTTATAGTGAAGTAGTTATAATCAACAAAGAAGTGAAGAACATTGTCTATAATTTCAAAATTCATATTTGTGCCTCTAACTAAATCTCCATTGATTTCTATATACTCTAATTCTTCCAGTAACATCTCAGCTATCTCATTTATTTCAAAATTCTTAGCTTCTGAACGAGGGAAATAATGTACATCAAAAGAATTTTTCTTTAATTCTCTCCCGCTTGGATATGGTGTCTTGCTTGGATTTAAAGGAACAATAAAAAAACAAGGTTCATTAATACCTTGCTCTACATCCTCACTATAAATTGTATATTTTTCTCCAAATGATTTATCTAACTTTACTGATATTCCATCTATAATATTATTAAGCATCAAATACTCCTTTAAGTAATATTAATAACTTTTTCTCTATAATCTTATCAACTTGGCTTTGTAGTTCCATCTCTGAAATTGTTAAGAAATGTTGTCCTTTAACCCAACCTTTTCCGTCTTTAGTTCTATGCCCGAAATTTACATAACTTGCATATTCAGTCGGATTAACAACCTCTATAATATAATTATTTCCTTGTTTATACACAGGAAGCGACCTAGCATAAGCCACTCCATTCCATCCTTGTCTTAAGAATCCTGTATCAACTGGTGTCCTTCTAATTACTTTTCCTAAGAGTCTTGCTGCTAATTCTCTTGCTGCATCTTTGCAAAACTTATCTAAATCAATCTTTGTAAGCTTCTCCATCTTTTTACAAACTCTTTTAAACTCTCTAAAATCAACACTGCCCCATCTAGCCATTATGCTTTATCCTTAAATAACTCAAGTATTATTTCTTGATGATTTGGATATATAGCTGATTCTCCACTTCTTACATACTCTTTATCATTTATAATAAGTTTTGAACCTGCTTTAATTTCTATATCTGGAGATATAAAGAGTTTAATAGTTTGCTCTAGCTTAGCTAATTTTCCTTCTGTAGCAGAAACTATATTTTTATATGAAAGCTTGCATGGTTGATTTTCTAATACAATCACTTCTTTATTGTTAGTTCGTTTTGTTACAGGGTCTTTGATTGGCTGATACTCAACTATAGTACATTTATATCTATATAACATTTCTATTGCTTTTCTAGTTTTACTTACCATCTTAAGCACCTAAAGGTTAATATCTTATTCTTACCATAAGCAGTAAGATAAGCTATTAAGCTATCAAAGCGTTGTTCTGGTGTTTGAGAGCCACTTCCTATAGCGAAATCTACCTTTGTATCACCTTCTGATATAGACTTTTCTACAGCTTCAAAGTTAATGCTTTCTATATCTAATTGCCCCATATTTTTCTTGGTAAATAAGAACTCTCCAACTATCATATCAGCTTCAATTTCTTTCAATTCAATTGGCATAGTTTTTATATTACAATCTAGTTTAATAATATTTTCTATTTTTTCTCTTACAAAATCTATTAACCACTTATCCCCATCTTTTAATATATATCCAAAACTTTCAAGTCTTTTTTCTATATCATCAATTATATTATTTCCCATAATTTTCACCTACTTTTTAGTAAGTTTATTTTTCTCTTTAAGCTGCTTATTTTCTTCTTCTAAAGACTCAACTTTTGACCTTAAAATATTATTTTCAGCTATTAAATCTTTTACATTTAATGACTTGCCATACCTTACTACCTTACCAGTTTCATCTATCAAATCATATCCCATCTCTAAGAAATCATCTATTTTACACTCTTCTATGGTTAATATTCTATTTAATTTCCTTACTTGTGCCATTATGCTCCAGCTCCTTCAACAACAAATTGTATTGCATCAGCTTTTTTATTTAATATAAATACATCCTCAAAACTTTCTTCAAAGTAGAAGAATTTTCCCTCTGTAACTGCTGTTGGTTCGTCTAACTTAGAGAACTGATAAGAAACAGGTGTAATTATTGCACTTGGGTGAACTAAGGACATAAAGATTTGTTTAGCTCCTGCTCCTACTTTCCATCCAGTTGTAAAATCATATGCAGTTTTCATTAGATTAGATGGTACTTTAATTATTTTAACTGTGTCAATATCAGTTGTTTGACGATTAAGAGAAGTTCCTGCATCCTTTATATTTACTGTTCTTTGTATCTCTTTTGCATTTTTGATAAGTGTATTTACTACTGGAGTAACATACAATATTCTTCCATTTTCAGGTACTCTAGCTTCTGTCATTTTTTCCATTAACTTATCAAATACTTCTAATACGTTTGTTGTTGTAAGAACAGTTGTATCTGCTGTATTACCTAATGCGGTCCAATCAGCATATATTTTAGATATACAGTAAGCATCCATCTCTGGAAACTTTTGTTCCTCATTATATACTTTTGTTATATTGCCTATTGAAGCCACATAATTAGTTTGGTTTATATCTGCTGGATGAACCAATGTTGACCATTTCCTTTGATTAGTTAATACCTTAGGTTCCCAAGCATTATCATAGTTTCTTTGAGCTACTGCTATTGTATCTCTGTTTGAATCTACTCTTCCAGTTGTAGATATAGTTGGTATTTCTATTGTTTTAGAACCAGTCCATCTATATCTTCCATTATTTGGTGTTGCATACAAATCCCCGAAGTTTAAAGTATAAGGATATGCTTGTGCTAAAACATTTGAATATTCTTTTGCATAATTTAGTGCTGCCATTTTATTTCCTCCTATTTATTATTATTTTCATGAGGTCTTACCCCAGTAAAATTAAAACCAAAATCATTTATCTTAGGCTCTTGCCCTGGTGTTATAGTATCTATTTTAGGCTCTTCACCTTCTAGTGTTGCATTAAACAAATAATCTTTATCCTGTTTCAAAGGGTTTATTTGCTCTTCAAAAGCTTTTTGTCTATCTTTACTATTTCTTAGTGCTTCTATATCTAAATGAGCTTTTAACGCTATTTCATCCCTACATTTAATAGACTTAAAAGCATCATTTAACCAGTAATTAAAGTCCTTTTCTTCAATTTCTTTTTTGTAGGTTTCTTCCAAAGTTTTCTTATCAGTTTCATAAGTTGTTTTTAGATTCTCTACATCTTCTTTTGTCATACCTCCTTCAAACTTTTTAATAGTTTCATTAGCTGTATTAAGCTGTGTTTCAAGATTTGTATAATCTTCTTGAGTAATTGTAGTCTCTTTTATTTTCTTTTCTATAGACTTTTGTAAAGAAGCTACATCAATCTTGTTATCCTCTATTTTTATTCCTTCTAGCAATTCTTTTAACCAATCCATTTTAAATTTCTCCTTTCATTTTTTACAAAATAAAAGCATCTACTTATTTTTAAGTACATGCTTAGTCATTCCTTATTTATATTTTCGATAGATTCTATTTCATTTTCATAAACTTCAATTCCATAACCATCCCTAGCTATTGATATACTTGCTATTTCTGGTTCATTATCTAAAGCTTGTGTATATCCATCACACTTTCCTCTTATTATTTGCTTATCTACACAAGTTATTTGAACATTTTTCCCTACATATTCCCATAATTTCATTTTATTTTCCCTCCTTATAAAGCTGGTACTATATGTGTTCCAGTTTTGGAATAATGTATCTTAAACTTATTTGTAAGAGTTTTTTCACCCGTAATATTATTAACATTGACCCCTATATTCTTATCAACTTCTATAAGTTCTTTTTTATCCCATTCTCCACTTCGATTAAATTTTATGATTCCATTGCCAGCATGCTTATTCACAAGTTCTTGAGCTTCTTCTTTTGTTATAGTTAAATAGCTTCTTCCTTCTATATAATTATTATGCTCTTTTAAATGTTTTCCTTGTTTCCCATCATGAATATTTAAATTATATTTACCATTTTTAATATCTTCTTTTATGCTATCTATTATAGCACTATTTTTTATTTCTAAGATACTATTATGTTTAACATACTTCTCATACCACTCATTATACTTCATACTAGATGGTACATAATATGTTTTTCCATCTTCTCCTTTTGCTGCTCTGTAACCTTCTTCATCCTCAAACCAAGGAGCTGTTGTTGTCCTACAACGACAATGAAATGGTGGAGCTGTAACTCCAACTTGATAATCCTTCATATCAAATACTTTTCCATCTAACTCTCTACATATATTTGATGTTTTTAAGTCTAGTGTGGCAATAATCTCATACTTCTCTACATCTAAATCATTGAAACAATCTTTTCTTGAAGCTGATGCAAAGAAAGCTGATTCAGTCATTATCAAATTCTTAGCTTGTGATTTAGATACATTAAATCTCTTAGAAAAGTCATTTACTAGGTTCTTTGGATTTTCACCTCTAATAATTGATTGAGTTAGCTTAGTATGTAACTCATTAATTAAAGCAGGTCTATGTTTGCCCCAAATCCTTTCACTAAAATTTAATCCATCACTAGTCCATGGTTTAGAGATAACTTTATTTATTCTATTAGTATCAAGATTCATTAAACTCCAACCAACGTTTACTCCTTGTTGAACATTAAAAGCTGCATGATAATATCCACTTGTATAAATATGTCTCATTAATTTATCAATACCATCAAGTTCATTTCCATAAAGCACTTCCACTTGTTGCTGTATTTGTAACTTTAAAGCTTCAAGTCTTGTTATATGAACTCTTGCACTAGCATTTTCTAACTCTTTCATCCACTTTTGATTTATAGCATTTTCTTTACCATGTCTAATATATTCTTCGACACTCCATTTAAACTCTTCTAGTTCTCTTGTATTTAGTAGTTTCTTAGCTTCTAATAAAGATATTCCTTCATTTTTGGCAAATCTGTTGTACCATGCTAATATATCTTTTTCTATACTATTCATAGCTAGTTTATATTGCTTTTCTAATTCAAGATAATATTTTACACTTTTGTTATTTTGAGCTTCTTCTAATTGTTCAAATCTCTTCCTCCAATAATCTTTATGTTTCATCTATAACACCATCTTGATTATTAGGAATTAAATCATCATACTCTTTTTGAGTATCTTCCTGTTTTTTAAGTCTCTCAAGTTCGTCATTTACATCCTCGACCCAAGGATGGTTAGAAACAATAGTTTCATCTGATACAATTCCAGTTGATTTAGCTGCCATATCTATCTTTTCAGCTTCATTTATTATCATAGAGTGATTAAAAGTAATTTGAACTGTTTTATAATCATAGCTCTTACTACCACTTATCTTTAAATACTCACACACAAACCATAAAAGCTCTCTAATTGCTTTTTTAAACTTCTTTTCAGTCTTAGAACATTTAAGGTCCAGTAATGAATATAAAAATTTAAGTGCTACACCCGATTTGTCACCTGTGTTTTGAGATTCTGGATTAACTCCTTGACCAAAGATAATTATATTCTTTTCTAATCTATCAAGAAGCTCCTTTTTAGCTTCAACTGGTATATTTATCTCTAGTTTATCAACTCCACCTCCACCATCTACTTTAATTGATTTATAGTATCTTATATTATCTATAAACTCTTGTAGACTTGTTCCTGGATATTCTTTTAATACATAAATAACCTCTTGTATTTCATCTAAGTTATCTGCTAGTGTAGAAATATTATTGTCATATATATCTATTAATGATTTATAGAAAGTTAAATCTGAGACACACTTTTCATTATTTTTAAAAGATATAAATGGAACTTTACCCCATCCCTGTTCTTTGTTATTTATTCTAAAATGACCTTCTTGTATATCAGTCATTTTTCCATATTCATCATATAAAAATTCTTGAACAAAACTATTACCTCTTTCAACAAAGTAAGTTACATCATTTTCTGTGTAGTACTCAACTCTTTTTATTTTATTTCCATCTATATCTTCAATATAATAAAACCTAATAAATGCAACTAATTCCCTCTGTCTTTTACTATCCCAAATAGGAATTGCTTCTTCAGCTGGAATTATTACATATTTAAACTCACCTTTTCTATTAATATATGGATGTAACCATTCAACCCCTTTATTACTAGCATTGAGATATAGTTCTGTTATTGTATCGTCAAACTCTTCTCCTAGTAAGTCATTTAAAAGCTTAGTGAGATTATCATCATCTGCATTAAATACTATGGGATTTCCGACACTATAGCCTACCTTTTGGTCAACTAAAAGCTTATGGTAGTTGTTAATTGCTTTATTATTAACTTTAGTAAAATCATCAACCTTAGCTCCATCTAAGAGATAATATCTTCTCTTATTGTTTACATCAGTATTACCATAATAGTATTCTTCTCCTTGTTTATATTTTTCTGGCCTATGTTTTAAGATGTAGTGTTCTATGACTTTTACTAGGTTAAAGGTGCTCTCTTTTTTTAACTGAACTTTTATTAAATCTGTTTCACTTATATAAATATTTAACACCTCCTTTACTTTAAGAAGCTTATTCCATTATTTTTAAGCTTATTATCTATAGAATATCTAAGAGCAGCCATTGCATCATCCATAAACTCAACTGGTTCATCAAGATATAATCCAGTTCTTTCGTCTTGTTTCCATTTCCATTGTTGTATTTCTTTTATGGTATTAGTGCAACTAGGATGTACATGTATTCTTAATTGTTTCAAATAATCTATTTGAGCTTTAACACTTCCTGGCCCTTTTTTAACTCCTTTAGCTTTATATCCTGCATTCTTCCACATCTTAATTCTATCTGGTTCAGCACTATCACAGTACATAAATAGAGTCTTTTCTAAACCTATACTATTTGCAATCTTTATGATTTCTGAGGTATCCATTTCATGTACATATATTTCGTTACATATATATAACTCTCCATCCTTAAAGCCAATTCTAAGTACTACATTTGCATGGTTAAATCCAAAGTCTTGTGATAACCTCATATTGTCAAAATACTCAAATTCTGTAGTAAATTCATGTATAACATAATTTTTAAGTATTGCTCCACCAGTTTCTCCCCATTCTCCAAGACCATAGACTTTGTACCCTTCTGGGTCTTGCTCTTTTCTCATTTGCATTCTTCTGTAGTAAGCTTCATCTATGAATCTATTTTGTAGATAAGTACTATGATGAGTAAATATATCATCATTTTTATAGTCAAAATACTTTCTTTTTATCCAATGAGTAGCTGAGACTGGATTAAATGTAAATGTCATTTGATAGTATAGGTTAGGATTAGTTAAAATACCTCTTAAACGGTCATCTAGTATGTCTATGTCACTTTCCATAAGTTCTGTAGCTTCTTCACACCAAACCCATGTTAATTTTCCTTTCGAGAAGTTAATTGATTTTAATTTTTCTCTTTGTTTTGCATCATTAACTCCTCTGAAAATTATAGAGTTACCAGTAACTTTACTCTTAATTTCTAAAGGATTTAAAGTAGTTTTCCAATACTTATCAGCTTGTTTACCATAAATACGATTTATAGCTCCTGTAAGCTCTGCATACGTTGAATACTTATGTGTAGCTTCTGACTTTCTAACTACTAATAGATTAGCTCCTTGATACTTCTTATCTCCTAACTTTAGTATATAGTCTTGTGCTACATTAACAGATTTTCCACTCCCTGCTGAACCTTTCATTGCTCTGTATCTTTTTTTAGTAAAATTAGCTTCCTTGAAATCTGGATTAAAATTTACTCTAACTATCATTTCTATCACCATAATCTACACTTATTTTCAACTCATCATCTCCAATATCATCTTTACTTAGGTTATCAACTTCACATTTCAACTTCTCAACTCTTGTTTTCTGCTCCTCTGTAGCCAAATTCCAATCCTTATGAATCATTTCATCATACTGTTTAATTAAACTTCTAAGTTCACTCATAGCTCTACTCTGTGCATTAAGAAAAGATGCTTGCCTATCCCATGCAAATTGAAATTCATACTCTATCTTCTCTCCATTTTCTGTACTTTCATGTTTCTTTAATTCTTTAATCATTTCTTCCTTGTCTTTAACATACATTATCTTTTGTGCTCTTATTATTGCTGCGTATTGGATTGTTATCTGCTCCCAAAGAATATCAAATTTATCTTTTATGGATATTTCTTGTATCAATTCCCTAGTTTCTTCGGGTAGATATTTTGAGAAGAAACCAAACTTTTCAGCGTTCTTATTCTCTTTTGGAGCACCATGACCAACTGAATTTTTATTAGAAAAGGGTGCACCTCTTTTATTTATAGGTGCACCCTTCTTTTTTTCACTAGCCCAGTTGTATCTTTTTATCCATGACTTTAAAGTGTTTAAGCTAATGTCATACTTTGATGATATTTCCTTTTGTTTCATTCCTTTTAAGTAATCTTGTTTTACCTTTTCTTTGACATCTTGCACATCACCA